CTGCTCTATCCTCTGAGCTACGAAGGCATTTCATTAATCGTTTGGTATATCTGGATTGAGATCCATTTCAATTAATCCCTTTTCTCTTGCAATCTTTTGTCCTTCAGGGGTAAGATGAATAGTTGCCTCTAGCTTTTCATTGTATTCAATTTCTACTAGGCCCTGCTCATACAACTCAATGAGTGACTTGTCTACATACTCTATGTGAGATTGCCACAACTCTGGTGCTAACTCTTTTGCTCTATCGCTAATTGAATAAATTATCTCGCCGCTTTCGTCAACGCCCTCAAAACTTATTGCACCTATTTCTAAGTAGTACGCAATCCTTGCATCATTTGCTTCTTCTTCGTTCATTTAGTCTCCCTGTGCAACATGTAGGACTTGAACCTACGATTACCGAATTATGAGTTCGGGGCTTTAACCAACTAAGCTAATGTTGCTTAGGTGTCTATTATAACGTGCCGTCTTCATTTTTGTCAATAGTTTCTTCTACTATCTGCTGTACATATTCTGAAAAATGTTTTCTTATATTTCCCATTGGTCTGTGGCCAGCGAGTTTCCATATTCTTTTATATTCAATTACATTAGAGAATGTAGTGGGACAAAGAACTGTTCCATTATATTCTTTTAATACAGTTGGAAGTGGAACATGTTTGCCACAACATTTACATTCTTTTGCTTTTTCTTGATACGTGCTCATATTATTTGCATCCTGTCCATTGCGTCTTTTAAGTTTTCTGGCATTCTTGGAGCCCTAATCATATTATAGGAACTTGTTTCTCCGTCTGCTTCTTTTCCAAAATCATTGTCATAGCTCATTGATTCATAGGTATGAATGTTTACTTCTTCGTTTGTATCAAACTTACTTCTACTTATTGAGTTATAGATTGCTCCACATACAGCATCCGCCAAGTCTTTGGATCCCTTTCTAGGGTGGTCTACTCGATCTCTCATAATTCTTAACTGTAGTAGTTCATCAATTAACAAAGGTATATGTGGTCCGACCACTCTTTCTTCTGCAACCACCATAGCCATATCATCATAATGCTTTTTAGCGACAGATAGAATTTCAGTATTGATGCCATATTGTTTTAGTTGTTGCATCATATCATGTGAATTCCATCTGTCAAAGGTACATACACGAATCTTAAATCCTCGTGTCTTCAATGAAAGAATATAATCTTTAACTTCTGTAAAGTCTACAGACTTATCTTTTGTTGGGGTCCAGAATCTAACAGCGTCTATCTCAACAATTGGTGCTGGCTGAGAATAAGTGTCTGTTACTTTTACATTAACCCATCTGTTAACGTGTGCCATTGCAACTGCACAATGGTCATGCTTTTGAGCAAGGTCAACGTGTATAAAGTATTCTTTGTCTGGATCTGGTATAAACCATTCTTCTAGTCTACCAAAATTATCCACAGCTAGGTGCGCTTTGTTAAATGCTTTTTCAACCTTCTCTTTTGATTTAAAGAATGCGTCTATAGCATCTGGTGGCATACACGCAAAGCGTGACAATGCATCCTGTGGATTTGTAAAGAATGCTACCTTAAAGTCATCAATCTTTCTAACTGGATTAACTTCCCACGTTGGCCTTCTTAATGCATAAACCTTTGGTATCTTGTATGAGACTATATGGTCTTCTTCCCACTGGATCTCAAACTCATTGCCTACTGTTCCGTCTGGAAGTTCTTCATCCATCTTAAACTTGTGATCACGGACTACCGTCTCTACCTCTGCAACAACAGCGTTGTATCTCTGTTGGATGTAGTCATTTTTATATCTAGGGAATGAGAGCAGAATAACTTTACCAAAGTCTGGGAAACGAGAGTCTACTGATGCACGATACATATCATATATAGCCGCACCTGTTTTTGCTTGGTCATGGCCTGTTGTGTTTTCAATTGCAAAGCCCGAGATCTCATCAAGGATAACAACTATAACGTTATACCCTTCCCAGGCTTCACGCTCAGAGTGGCCAGAGTGTACTGTTATTGCTTTATCAAACTTAACTTCCGAGGCCTTGTCGGTATACTTACCAGCAAACCAAGGTGACTTTTCAATTCTTGTTTTAAATCCTTTAAAGAATACGTTGCTTGCTTGCTGTGAGTTAATAGCAATGTTAATAATATCAATGCTATCCCCTGGAGGCTTTCCGTAATATGTGGCTGGATCTTTTAAGCACAATAGTAAATATACTATATAGGCAACTGCAATTGTTGAGCAGTAATCTTTTCCTGAACCTTTGCCAAGCTGAGCAACTACTTCATTAGCAGTTTGCTTAAATCTTATTCTTCCTTCTTCTTCTCCGAATAATTTGATAAGGGTTGAGTCTTTATAGATCTGCGAACTTTTTTCGATAAGCGTGTATTGATAGTCGGAAAGTTCTGGAAGCCCAAGGTATTCTGGACTTCTAACAAACGTTTTAAGATCGACTGGTTTTTCATCGAATTCCTCTCCGTCAAGCATATCGATAAGGTCACTGAAATCAAACGACATCGGCTTCCTCTACTGGGACTGACTCGATTATTCCAGTTATTTGGGACAATCTCTTTGCAACTTCCATCTTACACTTAGGACATGTTGATGTAGTCTCTTTTAAAATTTTAACAAGGAGATCTTGTTTGCGTTCTGTCTCTGCAATCTGTGATGCAATTTCATTATTCTCAAGTACGCCGATTGATTGAAGCATTGCAATTCTTTTAGTCTCTATGTCTGCAATAAGCTTTAATGCGCCAGACTTTATTCCAAGTTGGCCAGATTGATCTGCATCTTCTACAGTCTTCCACGCCTCTTTGATAAGCATGGCATAGTGTTGATCCGCCCCTGAGATAGCCTCTCGGGCACGATCTCTGATGTTGCTATCATTATGTACAACGTCTTTCCAATCATCGATTAGCTCGACAACCTCTTTGCGCTGTATTCCTGTAGTGGTGGCAATCTGTGTGGGTGTGCTTCCTTTTAGAAGTTCTTCGACAACCCTGTTCATTCTGTCAAAATGATCTGACAATTCTATTTCGCTCATTAATACAGTATACTTTCAGTCGACTAAAATGTCAATCAGAATCAGCCCTAGCAATCTTATATAGGACTAAGTATCCAATTAAATCGTCAATATCGTTATCTCCAGCAAAGCCTTGGTTGTTCTTTACCCTATTTAATTTATCATCAATACGAACTTTTAATTGCTCTGTTGAATCCGCCGTTGAAAATATCCTTGCTGGCTCAAGGGCAGAGTTGCCGTACGAGATATTCTTTTCAATTAACATATGTGCAATTTCATGGCATGCTCCCCAGATCTTATTACCTGCTGGTGCACCTACTGATCTTAAATATAAATCACTACAATTAAAATTGTTGACATCCCCAAATACCGCCTTTAGCATTACCTTCTCCTAATCAATTTAAACTGTTCTAGGTATCTCTGTATGGTCATAGCAGAGACTTTACACTCTTCGGCAATTTCTGTTACCGTTTTCTTTTGAACCACATATCTTCTATGCAGCCATTCTTTACTTTGATATAGCTTCATCGTTCCGTCAATATACTATTAGAATAATGTGCGATCCCGAATGAATCTGCAACATCAAAATCTGTTAATGATAAGTTATACTTCTTATTAAAGTAGTCAACCGTTCTTTGCTTACGCATATTGCGTAATTGATTTTGATACCAAGAGTCTGCGTATCCTGGATTCTTAAATCTAATAGCCGCCTTCTCTTCTTTAGTGGGGTTCTTGTTGCCTATGTAAGCCTGCCAAGAGGAAGGGGATATAGTAATAACCTTCGCACCTGTAGACATTAGTTCTGCAATAACAACTCCATAAACATATGATAGTTTAATTACAGCATCTGCAGACTTTACAAATACTGCACCTTCAACAACAATATAATCTGACTTAAGTTCATCTAGCATTAAAGACATCTTGACCTTTGCATTATGAATCTTATCATATATATCCTCGCCTGACAAGTTAATCTTGCCCCACTTTAATGGGACATCGTTCTCCATCAAGCAAAAAGCAATAGAGTTAGTGGATGCATCTATCCCAAGAACTCTGCTTGCCTGCGTCTTCTTTAAACTAGCTAACGTCATTGATCATCCTAAATAATTTATTCTTTGTATCCGCATTGACAGTCTTCTCGCATGTTGAGCATAGATCAGTATTATTATATCTACTTAGCTGTGCCTTACACCTTGAACAAGGTCTTGCTGCACCATTTCTAATTGCCTTCTTCTCATAATACTTTTCCATAATTCTTCTGTTAGTTGCAACACGGCAACACTCATCAGTACAGTATTTTTGATTATGAGTCTTTGGCTCAAAGTCTTTCTTGCATTCAGAATTAGCACAGATCATTTATTAAATACCGAAAACAAATCAATATCAACAGTGCCTACTGGACCACCCTTTGCATAACACTCTTTCTTAACTGGGCAGTAAGTACAAGGCATCTTTGATTTAGTTGCACCCTCTGGTCTCTTGGGAAGATCTCCATTTTTAAAGTTATCCCAGACTTCGCACATCCATGCAAATGTATCTTCAATAATCTTTGTGTTCTTTTCATTCATAGAAATTGGAATGACCAGTATTTCTTGGGTATTCTTATTCTCATATAGGAAGAAGCCTTCCTTGGCATTTTTTAGCTTCATGTAGGTTAGTAGCTGTAGCATATGGTTATCTGTAGGCTTCATCTCTGATTGTCTAGTATCCCAAACCTCTTGCTTAGCCGTTTTAATTTCACCAATTACTGTCTCGCCATCATACTCCATAATAAGATCTATAAAGCCTCTGATTGGAGGATACTCATTAATAATTTCTTCTTCTTCCGCTCTCCACTCTGGCATAGTAGAAATAAGCTTCTGTAGTCGCTCATGCGCCTGACTTCCCTGTGCCATATTAGCAACGGCGACTGCATCGTTATCATCAATAAAGACTGCGCCAGAGAATGCCATGTACCAGTATCTAGGACACTTACCATGACCATAGCCCAATGAACTTGGACTAAATGACTTCTTAGTCATCTCTCCGTCTGCTCGTTTAGTATTACGATATGACTCATCAAGCAACTGAGCAAACAACTCAGGATCAAAGAACTTTCCTGTGTGCTTTTTAAATTTAAGGTTCTTTACAATTTCTCTAGCCATTTATGAATTATACCTAACGACATACTTAAGTGCATCTACAAGTTTGTCTATGGACTCCTTTACTGAATAATATACATTCTTCTTATTGTTATTTACTGTGCCCGCTTTATCCTTAGCAATAGTTGAATAGATAGAAGACATTACTGCAAACTTAGTTGACATAGCCTGTAGTTCCATAATAAGCATAGGAGCCTTTGCCGAAGGAACATCAGGGTTCATAAGAAGCTTTACAACAATGGCTAATGCCTTGTCTAAGTGCTCATCCTTCATAAACTCATGAAGGTCATTGAACTCTGTTATGTCGCTAATTAGTTCAAGAGTATTTTTATCTTGCGTCATTTTTAATATCCTTATCTAGTTTGTCTATAAATAAACCCAGTGGGTAGCCGATCAAAAATCCTATTGCAATACCGCAAATTAAAAATATTTCCACTAGTGGTTCTCCTCATAAAACTGAATCAGCTCTTCAAGAACTGACCACTCAATAATGCCTAGCCTAACTTTAGACTCTGCTCCAATAATGATCTTTAACGCTGGGTGCATATCTCTATTTACCTTAAAAGTATCTGTACAAATCTTTGCCCAGTTATCTTTATTTAAAGTAAATGATGTTCCTGCTTCTTTATAATCAACAAGAAACTGCTTCCATTGAGCATCACCCTTCTGGTAATCCCCTCTTCCGCTATTCTTCTGAGCCTTAGCCCCATCACGTTTTACTTCTGCTCTCTCTGACATTATCCCACCGAATAAGAATTCTTATGTCCGTC